GGTTGCCAAGGCAAGAGTATACTCGCGGCGTACATGGACCAGTCACAGATCTGTGGTATGATACCCTCAATGTCTGTATACGAAGATATTATGCAATTTGCTCAAAATAGGCCTAAGTATGGTGCTTATATGATGGATTTACCACGTGCTATGCGAAAAGACAAATTATATCAAATGTGGGCAGCACTTGAAACATTAAAAATGGGTTATGCATATGACAAAAGGTATGCAGCTAAGACCGAATGGTTTGAACCTCCGTGTATTTGGGTGTTTACTAATATGTTACCAGACCTTACAATGCTCACAGCGGACCGCTGGCGGTTGTGGCAGATTGGTGAGGACCAAGAACTCTCAGTGTACGTGTACCCTCATCTTTCCTGCCCAGATAGGGCGGAGCCCGGGCCGTCCGAGGCGCAGCCTCGTTTGCCTTCCAAGAAAAAGAGGCGGACTGTTTAAAAAAAAAGGTTGCTTTTTTCTGATTTAATATTAATAAATTAATTTTAATTATTATTATTTAATTTTATTTTTTTTGTTAAAAAAAAGTTTTCATGCCTTTTAAACGCAAAAGATATGGCAAACGCCGGTTTCGCAGACCTTATCGTGGCAAGCGTAGTTACAAGCGCCGTCGGTATTCTGGCTTTCGTACTTCGTCGATGTTATCGGGCCTACCTAGTAGCAGAAGTGCAAGACTTCGTTACAACGACGTCGTTGGCATCACATCCACCTTAGGTGTCATAGCTGGTTATGTATTTAGGGCCAATTCAGCGTTTGATCCGAACCAGACGGCAGCTCGTCATCAACCGATGGGATTTGATACATGGGCCGGTCTATACAATCACTATACAGTAGTTGGATCCAAGATCACCGCAGTTGTTATGCAACAGCAGACTAATAGTGCTCCTTGTATGTGTGGCCTGTACCTCTCCGATGGCACGACTGCAGCATTCACTACACCTTCAGAATATAAAGAAGCTAAACGTGGCACTTCCAAAGTATTTGGAGGATATCAAGCTAGTGGCAAGACCTTTGTATCCAGTACTTTCAGTGCTAAAAAGTTCTTCAACATAGCTGATATTAAGGATAATTGGAAGACCCTTGGCGCAGCTGTGACTGCTAATCCTACTGAAGAATCCTACTATCACTTTTGGTATGCTACCCTAGATGGTACTACCGAGTCTGTCATAGTTAGTTTCACTATTGACTACTTGGTGATGTTCCATGAGCCTGTTGATATGACTCAAAGTTAAAAGTGGAAAACGCCTAGGTCTTTATCCACTTCTAAGCATAAGTGAAAAAGGCCATGAAAAAACCATGGTTTTTTGTTGGCTTTGTCCACTTCTTGTGAAAAAAAAAGCATGCTTTTTTATAGATCCAATTGATCCAACTATTAATAAATAATATTTTATTGATCCAATTGATCCAATTATTTCCAATTTATATATAAAAAAAAAAGAAAATTTCTGGTATTACAGCGAAGCGCCTGAAATTTTCCAAAAAATGTCCAAACAAGTATGCGTTTGGGATTTTACGATTAAGGCCGATTTAGTCACCGATTCTAAAGAATTGATGACAATTTTGCGCCCTTTATGCAAGAAATTCACTTTCCAATTAGAGAAAGGTGCCGAGACTGGTTACCTCCACTACCAATGCCGTGTCTCCTTATACAAAAAAAAGAGGAAGTCCGACCTCTTAACTTTACTTAAAACTACCAAAATAGCACAAGCTAGTATTAGTCCAACCTGTACACAAAATAGTGACAAGTATGAATCATCCGGTGAAGCCTTTTATGTAATGAAAGCAGATACCCGTGTAGAAGGCCCATGGACTGATAAAGATTACCGAGAACCTATCAAACTTACGTCTTATGTTAGTTGGGTAACAGAATGGATTCCATGGCAAAAAACAATTCTCGATGATATTGAAGCATATAAAAATAGAGACAGAACTAAACCATGCCCAAGACATGTAAATGTAGTAGTTGATCCGACTGGTTGCCAAGGCAAGAGTATACTCGCGGCGTACATGGACCAGTCACAGATCTGTGGTATGATACCCTCAATGTCTGTATACGAAGATATTATGCAATTTGCTCAAAATAGGCCTAAGTATG